CTATATTCCGCTGCTCTGCCTCGCGGATGTCAATTGCCTTGATGTGATACCATCGGAATGGTACGATCGTAATCTTTGGCATTAAAACACGCTAAAGTCAGATGTCGCTACAAACTGTTTGCCGCTAGGGCCAGCCTTGCCACGTGTGATATACTTGTGTTCGCCGCCGCCCATCATGAGATAGCCGAACGCATCACCGACGTGCGAGTGTTCGTTCTTATGTGGACTATCCTTGAACCGCTCATGGCCTGCGCCAACGGCGACACGCTTAAAGTGATAACCGCCGGCCAGTGACTTCCTGATCCGGTGGCAATCACGATGCACGATCAAGCCGGGCCTGCCATTGACCAGCCGCTGCATCGGTGCGGCGCCTGCCTCGCGGCGCACCATAAAATCGTTCGAGGCCGTTGGCTGCGCCTTCAGGCCGACCGATTGCAAATGCTCGAAGGCCGTCACCTCAAAGATTTCGTCCCTCTTCATGCCGGCAGGATCGCCCCAGATAAATATCTGCGACAGCCGGAACTTCGTGTTGATCTCGCTCAACAGCATGTGCGTGAACTTCTCCAACCCCATACTGAACGACACAAGTTCATGCACAACATGCCAGCGGCCTTCGACCTTCTGGCCGAACACGGCTGCCGGCGTCAGACCAAAGTCCAACCCAATATGCACATCCTCGCCCTCACGAATGTGCAGATCATCGACCATCGTCGAATCATCATACTCATGCCAGACAGGCCGGCCCTCCTGAACATACACATACTCGCCCTGCGCATAGCATCTGATCCAATCCAGGTTCTTGCCGGCAAGCTGCTGGGCATAATACCCCGGCGGCAAATTGTTAATGTTCTCCGCAGACGTGTTCTCCCGCCAGAACTTGCCAGCAGAGAAGATCGCCTCATCATCATCAAAAGACTCGACAACGCCGCCTGGCTGCTTGAAGAACGTCCACTTATACTGCCCCTTGATCGGTTCCTTCTCAGCCAGCTTATACCACCAATGGTCATCGTCCATCGGGTTCGTATCCATCCAGATGCCGCGCCACGTTGGACCACCATTCGCCTTCGTAGGGAAACGACCGACGCGATGAGTCAATCCGTCTATCACTGCCTTCGGCAACTCTCGTGCTTCGTTTACCCATGCGCCGGTCAACTCTAGAGACAGCAGCTTGCGAACGTCCTTCGGCTGATCCAACGCCAAAAATATAACTTCGCAATCAATCCCCGGAACGTCGCCACGCGCAGGCAGTTTGATGTGATGCGTAATCGGCGGGGACCACCGCATAGCGCCCCACACATTCTCAGGGAACAACTCTTGCCACGTCTTAATCGTCGTTGTGCGCAATTCAGGATAAGAGTTCCGCACAATCACAAACCGCGTGTACCTTATATGGTCCAGCGGCGATGGAGCCTGCTTGACGGCCCGTAAGATAATCTCAGCCGCAGACGCATACGACTTTCCGGACCCAACAGGCCCAAGCAAGCCGCGCACAAAACTATCATCGTTCAGAAACCGCCAGACAACAGGAGACTTGCTGAAATCAAGATCCAGCCCCTCCAACGCCTCCTGCTCCGCCTGCTTCTTCGGTCGCCTCGACTTGTCCGTCGCTGCCCTCGTCCTCGCCATCCGTCAGTTCCTTCGGTCCACGCAGATTAATCCCAACAAGGCTGGGACGCTTGTCAGCATCATCCGACCCATCCAGCAAACCCTCAGCACGCGCCAGCAAACGCAACGCCGACAGCTTATCGTGCATCTCGACCTCGACCTGATTGCCCGCAGCCGTTGGCGTGATCTTGATCTTCTTGATCCCACGACGCGCACGCTCCGGCAACTGATCGGACGGCACAATGGTCACATTCGAGATCTGACCGAACTCATTCGTCTGCCAAGACAGCACGTCAGTGATCTGCGATGCACCCACCGCCTCGATCTCCTGACGCACCGCCTCGCGGCCCTCAGATCCCCTGCTTACCAAATCCCGCCGGCTGATCTTCTTCATGCGCCTCAATCTCATTAACGACAAGATGGGCGTACCCAGCCATGTCAACCCAATGGTCCTTCAGCCGGCCACCAGACATTGCACGGGCCAGCTTCATCATGATCATATGCACGCACATTCGCTCAACTCGCGACATTGTGGCATAATTGCGGCTGCGGTAAAAGATATCCCACATGCCGCAGACAGCATCGGCCACGTCATTGACGCGGCCATGCTGCTCCTCCTTCGCCTCAAGAAGTTCTTTTACCTTCATGCGTGCGCACTCCATGTAATACAGTTGTATGGTCGCGCTTCATAAAACGACCAATCATAGGCAGAGACATGCCAGCCTTGTTGAGTACCCACATGCACTCCTGCCTCGCAGCAACGATCGCCTGCTTGCGATCTCTGCCGGCAACCTGCTTCCAGGTAACCATGTGCCGCTGAAGGACAGGCTCCACCAAATCACGGGTACGACCAAGCGGTGCGCCAGCCAAGAGCGGCGGACGCAGATCCGGCTCCTCGTCAGGCTCCGGCTCCGGTGGGGCAGGCTTGACAACCAATAGCGGCTGTACCTGTGGAGGTGGTTGCCTGGCAGCGCCCGCAATGCGGGCCTTCACGGCAGCGTAATGTGCGCGGAGTTCCTCCGCTGTAGCAAAGTTCATGATTGCGTCTCCTCTTTCGCGGTGTGTTGATAACTCGGAATGCGGCGCATTGGCAAGCCGCTGTGACGAAAATGTGGGAAAATTTTGCGTGAGGGCCCCCAACGCAGAGGGCGGGGGGCGGGGGGCAAGGGGTCGCGCTCGGCCGCCGGACCCCGCCCGCATTTCGCGCCGGCAGGCCGCCGCATTTGCACGCGATCGACGCCCAGACACGCCAGCCTGACCCGTTCACCCATCGCTTGTAGACCCCAAACGCTCGTTTGAGGTTTTCACACCCGCGATCGCCTCCGCTGCAAGTGATTGAAATGTCGGGATCTGCGTGTTGGCCCGGCCTGCCAGACCGATCGACGCTGCGACATACGCCTGGAACCAGGCAGGCCTGACGCCAGCCGCCGCCATCCGCTGGATCTCGGCCACCGGAACCGGCGGTGCCGGCGATCCAGTGGCTTGACCGTAGCCTTTCCGCCATGCCGCGAGCAGTTGTGTGACTATACCATTTTCGCGCTGTGAGCCTTGCGCGTGCGTTCCTTCATCTTGCACCCTGTCATCAGGTCGCTGCAATGCTCCCGCAGCCAAGACCTCCTCATATTCAGGAACTTCCTCATCGCCGGTCCACAACAACTGATAGCGATTTGAGAATCCCCACGCTCCCCGCTTCTGCTTGAACATGCCCGGCGTCAGCCGCCGGACGAAACCAGCATCGGTCAGCAGTTTGAGCGATCGAATCACTGTCGCCTCGTGAACACCGCTTTCCTCCTCAAGAGTAGCGATTGACGGCCAGCATACGCCGGCCCTGTTCGCGTGATAGCCTAGCGCGATCAGCACCTTGATGTCGCTCAACTTGAGCCGCTTGTCCCTTGCTGCCCTGACCGCAACCACAGCCCAAGGCCGTTTTGGCTCGTTACCACGGGATGTCATCGTCAGGCTCTCCTCTTGTTGTATCGACCTTGCCGGTGACTGCCTTGATGTAGGCTCCCGGCATCTCATCCTTGACGCTATTGACCAGTTGCAGGCCTTCAATGACCCTCGCAACCTCCTCCAGCGTCCACGTCACTACACCTTCGCGATGCTCCAATCTCGCAGCATGCTCAGGAAACGCCCTCACAAGCCTCAGGACGCCCTTTCCGCTCGGCAGGCTACATTCCCATACCTCGGCTTCCAAATAGCCCTCACCGGCCTCCTGAGCCGCTTTAACGAGCATCCCCAATCCACGGACGACATTCGCGGCACGATCCGCAACCCGATCACCATCATTTGCCCTGATCGCCTCGTTCAATTGCTCCTGGGCTCTCCAGAACTTTTGACGCAGATCATCCGGCACGAGGTACGGCAACCGATCCACGCCCCAGACCTTCTCGACCTCGTGCATCTGCCGGTCATGATCCATCAGCGCTGACTGCATGCGGCGCTCATTGATGCTGGCAGCCAGCCCAGTCAGCTTCCGCGTCTCAACGTCCCGGCTCTCACCGGACAGATCCGGCAGCCGTGCTTTGGCGGCTCGTTTGGGTTTGACCTGCTTCACTTCACCAAACCTCCAAGGTCCGTCGGGGACACCGGGCGGGACACAGGGACACACCTAAAGGTGTGTGTCCCATTTGTCCCCCGACCTCCGCATTCGGGACAAGTGCTATTTGTCCCTTTTGTCCCCGCACCATTAAAGCACTGAAATAACTGCTTATTAGATGCAATCATAAGATGTCCCCGCATGTCCCGCCGTGTCCCAGAAGCATTTTGCAAACGCATCGCAAAAACGAGATGTGTCCCGCTTTCGTCTAAGGCTCTGATATCCATACGTATTCTCCCCAGGCGGCAATTGTCCCCCGATGCAGCAAATGATCGATTGATCGCTGCC